CACCCTCAAACTAGCCAACGGTCGTGAGATTAATGGTGAGTACGACATGGAGTTGGACGGTAAGATTGATGACGTTAAGAGCGCATCGCCTTGGTCTTACCAGAATAAGTTTGACTCCCTTGAAACGCTACAGAAAGGCGACAGCTTTGGTTATGTGTCTCAGCTTGTAGGCTACGCTACTGCAGCTAACAAAGATGTAGGTGGCTGGTGGGTAGTCAATAAAGCTAACGGGATGTTCAAATATGTAGATGCATCTGATGTAGATAAGGATGCTGTACTGCAGGAAATCCAATCTGTAGTAAACTACATTGACAACGATGAACCCTTCAAGCGTTGCTTTACACCTGTCCCTGAGACATACAGAAAGAAACCCTCAGGTAATCTAATCTTGGCTGATGGGTGTAAGTTCTGTGACTACAAGAGGAAGTGCTTCCCACAACTACAAACACTTCCCTCTAGAGTATCAACAGCTAAAGTTCTTCCAGAAGTAGACTACGTGCTAATCAATGACGACAGCACGGAAGCATAACGCAAGACGGTATCGCAGTGGCCTTGAAAAAGAGGCCGCTGCTTTCCTTAAAGAACGGCAGAAGAAAGTATGCTACGAAGAGCTAAGGATTGAATGGGAAGACCTACGCTATCGTACTTACACGCCAGACTTTGAGTTAGACAATGGCATCCTTGTTGAGACTAAGGGCATCTTTGACAGCGAAGATAGACATAAGCACTTAGAGATACAGAGACAGCACCCTAACCTAGATATACGCTTTGTGTTCAGCAATGCTAAAGCTAAGCTGTATAAGGGAGCTAAGACACGCTATTGTGATTGGTGTGACAAGAACAACTTTAAGTGGTCACACAGAGTTATACCAGAAGAGTGGTTGACAGAGGCAGGTTCACGTACTAAGAATAAGAAACTCATAGTCAAACGAAGGGACTGATATGAAACTAAAGATTGAAAAAGGCGAGGTTGCTTTCCTGATCCGAGCTAATGAAAAAGACGGTCAGTGGGATGGCACTTTTGCTACTGGCCTTGCGTTTGACCAAGATAAACCTACTCCAGCTACTGCAGGTGGCATTGAAGTAGCTGTCACTATTGCTGCTTTCCTTGAGTTTCTTACAGATTATCCTGACTTTACAGACGAGCTTGATGAATACAGAGAGAGTATCATAGAAGAGCTTTTCCCTAAGGCATACGAGAAGGCTTTGCTGGAACTAGAGGGAGAGAAGACAGAGTATGAAACAGAAGACAACGTCATTAAGCTGAGCAAGTGGAGTAAGACATTTGGAAATGCATGACCCTGTAAACAAACCCTCGCACTACAATCAGTCTGGCATTGAATGTATTGATGCAATGAAGGCTATGACAGAGGGAACAAATGTAGAACCCCACGCTGCTTACTGTTGGCAAAACTCCTTTAAGTATCTCTGGCGATGGCCTTACAAGAATGGGCTAGAGGATTTGCGTAAAGCAAAGTGGTATCTGGATAGACTTATCAGTGAGCTAGAGCAGCATGAAGAAAAAGTTTAATGTCTCCTTCATCATTATTATCCCAGAGAGGAACAACATCCTGTCTTCCTTTGAAGAAGCACACGAAGAGGATGTAAGAGATATCATCGAAGACATTCTATATGACGTAGATGACTTTAAGTTAGAGAACCTTGTAGTAAAGGAGAAGTCTTAATGATTAGCCAAGACGATATTGATGCTATGGCGGAAGATCAACTAGAAATGTTTGCTTATTGGGCACCAGATACCTTTGCTAAAAAGAGTAAGAAGAGTAAGGCTGCTACTAACATTAGTATGGTAATGGAGTTTACCAGTCTTGTTGGGCAAGAGCCTAAGCCCTATCTGTATGCCGCTCTGATTAACGAAGAGTTTAATGAGTGGGCTGCAGCAAGGCAGCACATGGACAGAGAGCATGAGCTAAAAGAGTTGACAGACCTGCTATATGTCATCTATGGATACGCCTTAGCTAATGGGTGGGACGTAGACGAGTCCTTCCGTAGAGTCCATGCTAATAATATGGGCAGGTGTGTACAACCAGATGGAACAGTTAAGCGACGAGAAGACGGTAAGATTATCAAGAACCCCGACTACCCAAAAGTAAACCTAAAAGACTTAGTGTGAGGATCATATGAACAACCTACTACCCACTGACTACCAAGCCTTTATCCACACTAGCCGCTATGCTCGTTGGCTTGAGGAGGAGAACCGCCGTGAAAGCTGGGGTGAGACTGTTGAACGTTACGTCAGCAATCTTGTGCTGGACAAAGTTGATGCTAAAACAGCGGACGATCTTGAGACAGCTATCTTGGACCTAGAGGTAATGCCTTCCATGAGGGCAGTAATGACTGCTGGCCCTGCCCTTGAACGTGACAACACGGCTGGCTACAACTGTAGCTACCTACCCGTAGATGACCCTAAGTCCTTCGATGAAGCTATGTTCATTCTGCTCTGTGGTACTGGCGTTGGCTTCTCTGTTGAACGTCAGTTCGTGTCGAAGCTGCCTGAGGTGCCACAGCTTTTCAACAGCGACACAGTTGTCGTCGTTAAGGATAGCAAGGAGGGTTGGGCAAAGGCTCTGCGTCAAGTGATTGCACTCCTCTATAGTGGTGAGATTCCTAAGTGGGATGTGTCACGTGTGCGTCCTGCTGGTTCTCGTCTTAAGACTTTTGGTGGCCGTGCTTCTGGTCCTGCCCCTCTGGTTGACCTGTTCAACTTTGTCATTGCTAAATTCAAAGAAGCACAGCACCGCAGGCTGTCTTCCATCGAATGTCATGACATCATGTGCAAGATTGGTGAGGTTGTAGTTGTCGGTGGTGTTCGTCGCAGTGCCATGATCTCCCTGTCCAACCTTAGTGATGACCGTATGCGTCATGCTAAGTCTGGTAACTGGTGGGAGAATGAGCCACAACGAGCCTTGGCTAACAACTCTGTGTCGTACACTGAGAAGCCTGATGCTGTCAGCTTCATGCGTGAATGGATGGCTCTGGTTGAGAGTGGCTCCGGTGAACGTGGCATCTTCAATCGTCAGGCTTCTGTCAAGCAAGCCAATAAGAATGGTCGCCGTGATCCTAACTTTGAGTTTGGTACTAACCCCTGCTCTGAGATTATCCTGCGTCCGTATCAGTTCTGCAATCTCACTGAGGTAGTTGTTCGTGCAACGGATGACATTGACAGCTTGACACGCAAGGTCCGTCTAGCTACTATCCTTGGCACCATTCAGAGTACATACACTAAGTTCCCCTACCTGCGTAAGATTTGGCAGAAGAACACAGAAGAAGAACGTCTCCTTGGTGTCAGCCTTACTGGCATCATGGATAACCCATTGATGACTAGAAAAAATGCAGGCTTGGACAAAACCCTTGAACACCTACGTAATGTTGCCATTGACACAAACGCTGAGTGGGCTGCTAAACTGGGTATTAATGCTTCTACTGCTATTACTTGTGTCAAACCATCTGGAACTGTCTCGCAACTCGTTGACAGTGCATCCGGCATCCACGCAAGGCATAGCCACTACTATATTAGAACCGTCAGAGGAGACAACAAAGACCCGCTGACGCAGTTCATGCAAGATCAAGGTATCCCATCAGAGCCTTGTGTAATGAAGCCGCAGACTACCACAGTGTTCTCGTTCCCTGTTAAGGCACCTGACAATGCTGTAGTTACTTCTGACTTGTCAGCTATTGACCAGCTAGAAATGTGGCTTATGTATCAGCGACACTGGTGCGAACACAAACCGTCTGTCACTATCAATGTACGTAAAGACGAATGGTTTGAGGTTGGTGCTTTTGTCTACAAACATTTTGACGAGATGTCTGGTGTATCGTTCCTGCCTTACAACGAGCACACATATCAACAGGCACCTTATCAAGAAGTAGGAAAGTCAGACTACGAAATGTTGCTTTCGGTTATGCCAAAGACTATTGACTGGTCGAAGCTTTCAGAGTATGAGAAGCAGGATAACACCAAGGGCAGTCAAACGTTTGCTTGCACTGGTGAAGTCTGTGAAATAGTTGACTTAACATGAGGACTAAAAGATGTTCGCATCTATGATTTCTGCCCTTGTCGTAGGGATTGTTACTGTAACCTTTGCTGCAAATGCCATTGCCTTTGGCATTGACATGACGAAGAAAGCGGGTAATACTGCTAAACATTACTATGAAGAAGCCGTTGACTACATCGACGGTGAATAACTGAGATACTCCCCCTAGCTCAACTGGACAGAGCAACAGACTTCTAATCTGTAGGTTACAGGTTCGAATCCTGTGGGGGAGGCATTCGCTGGCATAGCTCAACTGGCAGAGCATCTGATTTGTAATCAGGGGGTTGTGGGTTCAAGTCCTACTGCCAGCACCACCAAAAGGAAAGACAATGGCTGTACGCAAACCTTTTAACCGTGCCTTATATCAAGCATACGATGCTTCGGCAAAAGCGGCACTTAACAGTTTGCTCATTAACCGTGGTCACACCATCACCAAGACAGACGAAGACTTCTACGTAGATATTGTTTCTACTAAAAACGGTAATACATACTACAACGAAGCAGAGGTTAAGGTAGCATGGGATGGCCCGTGGCCTACACACTGGGCTGAAGTACGTATCCCCGAACGTAAGACTCGTTTGCTGGATAAGTATGGCTCTGGGTTTCTAAACTTCTACATCTTCCGTAAAGACTTTAAGCAGTGTTTCCGTATCAAGGACAGCGCACTTAAGCCTGAACGATTGAAAGAAGCTAGTGGTCGTAACATTCTAAAGGGAGAATTGTTCTATCACATTCCCTATGCTGAAGTTGAGACTATTAATCTGTAACCTATTAGCCAACTTGGTGGAATAGGTAGACACCAGAGACTTAAAATCTCTTGCTCATATGGGCGTGTCGGTTCGAATCCGACAGTTGGCACCAAACAAAGGAGAAGTAAATGGCTAAAGTTAAGGCGGGTATCGGCGCAAGTAAGTGGAAACCAGAGCCTAATAGTAAGAAGACTTCACAAGGTAAGACACGTAGCTCTATTAAGCTATCTTCTATGAACAAAGGAAAGAAGCGTAGCTATAAGGCTTACCGAGGGCAGGGCTGATGGCAGTTATGATTCAAGGTTACTTGGACTTAGATATACCAATACACGAGCCTGAAGAAGGTAAGGTCTGTGCTTACTGTGGTATAAAAAAGGACTTAAAACACTTTGGGGCAAGACTGGAGACAAAAGACAAAAAGGATCACAGGTGCAATAGATGTAAAAATGAACATAACAGAATTAGAAACGAGATTAGGAAGACAGCACCACAAAAGAAAGATGTCTGCGACTGCTGTGGCAAGAGCTACCATTTGATGTATCTAGATCACAGCCATAAAACAAACAAGTTCAGAGGCTGGTTGTGTCATAAATGTAATTCAGGGATAGGTTACTTAGGTGACACTATTGAAGGATTAGAGAAGGCTATAGCTTATTTAAGGAAATCAGATGGACGACTTTCCAGTCAAGCAGACTCGCACTCGCCGCAAGACTAACTATAAGAATGCAGAGGCTAAGCCTGTCTCTGGTCTAGTCCCTAAGACAGTAAAACAAAAGGCTTTACTAGACGCCGTAAAGCAGAATACACAAGTGCTTGTCCTTGGTCCTGCAGGTACAGGTAAGACATACGTAACAGCCACCTATGCTGCTGATCTGTATACTCTCAAAGAGATTGACAAGATCGTTATTACTCGCC